CTCGCGGAGGTCAAGTTCGCGTGATTTTAGTGCAACTAATGGATCTTCAGGTGGGTTTTGCTGCGTTGCAAACACCTGCTGCGCCAACTGAGCCTCCAACATGGCTATTTGCGCTTCCATTTGCGGATTTGGCTGCTGATTTGGTGCCATTTGCTGTCCACCAAGCACCTGTTGCTGCGCTGCAAAGCCGATATGATCATAAATATGAGCCATAACTGCTGCCAGTGCTCCAGGAGTTGATTGGACAAGGGGCGTACGCATCAAACCAAGGTGAATTTGGATGTGCGCCATGTGGTTTTGTTCAGGATAAACCTGCGGTGGTTTGGCCCCATTAGGCACATTCAACAACAATGCGTTTTCTTGCGCGGCACCGACAGGTACAGGGTCTTGTGCAGGCTTCAAAATAGCATCGATTTCTTGCACACCCAATGCCGCATACATTCTACGGTAAGCCTCATGCATATCGTGCATGTCGGGCGCTGCCATAGCCAACTTCAACTGCTCTTGAGCAAGCGTTATACGCTGCGTCATGCTGAAAATGTTGGGGTCACTTACAGGTACAATATCTACGCGGTTATCAAAATCGCTTTGTTTGACACTACGCTCCGCACCATAAACATCGTAAGGATATTCTGGTGAAGTGTACTCAGCAAAAACTTGCGCCAACAACCGCAATTCTTGCTTTTGAGCATAATGCAACCGCTTATGCACCGCCGACATAACCCGCGCACCACGCTCCAACACAGCAATGGTAGTACCGACGGGTACTTCTTGGTTGCCTTCAGCCATGCCTAAATCAGTTGTACCCACGAATTTTTCGGCTGCCGTGATACAAAAGCCCATCAGCTGATAAAGCGTGGCACTTGGCTCTTTATACGGTAACGGTAACAGGCTTTGGCTTAAATCACCTCCAGGAGCGTCGATGTCACGCCACTCTCCGGGTTGAATCGGTGAATCTTGGTCTTGAATGCGTAGGCCTTTGGCCTTGAACCCTCCAGGAAGATTACTAAGCGTACCTGCATCAATCAACTGACGTAGCAACGATGTAGCACTACGGCTTAAGTTGCCCAACAAATGCACTAGCCCGTTACCGTAGAACCCAAGTCCCGGAAGGAACTTGTAATGGACAAAATATTGTTTTTTCAGTTTACGGGGATCGTTTTCTTTATAGTTGCGCCGTATACTTAAAACCTTGCCCGACTGTTTTTCTAACGTGATGATATAAGGGATAGCCACCTTTTCATCGTCGGCACTACTTGTTTGCTCAGTAATGTCATAGTTGCAATGGCATTCGTATAGAATGTACTCATCGGAGTAAGCACTTTGTTCCACACCACTGATTTCATCTTGGCGCTGAGTAATGTCATCTTGTTCATATTGAGTTGGCTCCTCTAGATCGACATCGAGGTAAAACCCGTTTTTCTGCATTTTGAGCAAATCGTTTTTGCTCATACGCAAAACATGGGTCACACGCTCTGCCGTCAATAGATCCTTTGCACCATACGGCACAATCAAATCTTTTGGTTGGATTACAGGACTTGTTGCGCGGCCTAAATAGCCATCGTAATAAACCTTTTTAAAAGCACTACCGCCATACCCTACAAAATACAGCATTTGATCGTATTCGGGGTCAAACTCTTCCATGACTTCAGTAATCTGATAGTTCATGTATTCTTTTACGCGGTCGGCTTGTGCTTCAATTTCTGGAGTGGAAACACCTAAAATCTGCGTACGTACTGGCCCTCCTGGAGGCAAAAGTTCCTTGTACGCCTGTGCCTGAAACTGCACTACAGCTTCATTTAATATGGGGTGGATAACACCCGTAGCCCCTTGGAAAGGTTCAGTACGCTCTTCGTAATTCAAACCAAGGAGCGTTAACCCTTGCTCATAGGCCTTACGCCATTCTTCACGGCCTGAGTCGTCATCTTCAATCAACGACATCAAATCACTACTGATGCGGCTTAACTGAGTTTCACTTAGCGTTTTTGCTAAATTATCGCCAAAACCCAAACTGATTGTGTAAGCAGGCTCCTCACCCAACGTGACCACCGCACTGCCATCATCCAACATTTCGACATCGGCACCGCTAAAATCTTCTTCGCTGATTGGAGCAGTTTCTTCAGTAGTGTCTGTTGGAGTTGTATCCAACTCGTATTCTTCACTTGTTGGATATTCATCAATTTGACCATTTAACGGAAAAGCACTTACAGGAACATTACGCAAATCTTTTTCGATACTATTAAAAGGATTCTTAGCCATCAATAATACATCCTTCGTACGGGGGCACTGTTACGTTCGTATACGTAATCCTCTGGATGAGTAATAAATCCACCTTGCCTAAACCGCATAAGCGCCTGAGTCATTGCGTCAACCATATCATCATGTTCGGCAAAAGGAAAGGCTGCACACTGCTCGATAACTTCGTCGGCCCAACTTGCCTCTGGTGCCCACACCATACCCGCCTCAAACAACGGAGCCACCGCATTCACCCGACTATGCTTATCATTACCTCTACTTGGGCTAAAGTTCACCACCGGAATGCCCATGGACCGTAGTTCTTGTGTCAAAGGCAAACCTGCCGCCTTACTTTCAATCAACACTGTTTCGGGTTCCCAGTACTTGTACTCATCCATGGCGATGCGCTTGAGCTCAGGAAACTCCCACCGCCCCTGCTTGGCATCCATAAGAATAATATTTGGCGCACTATCCTCTGCGGGGTAAAACACGCCCCATGTTTGTATGGCACTAAAGTCAGCCGTTTGGTTTTTCAAAAATGCGGTATCATAAGTTTGCATTACATATTGCAACTTCGGTATCTTTTCGCTTGACCACCTACGCCACCAATCACGCTTGATAATACTGCTGGTATCAGCCGTGGGCGCCTGCATATACTGCGCTTGCCACTTACTTAGTTGGATACTGGCCTTTACACTTTCTAATTCTTCCAATTTCCAAAATTCAGGCCACAATGGGTTACCGCTCGGCATAATAGCGGGGAATTCTACCAACTCCCATTGGTCAGCCTTTGGGTCCATAGCGGCTTGCTTCAACAACTTGGCAGTAAGGTCTAACTCACTCCACCGAGTCATAACCACTACAATCGCACCTCCGGGTTGCAACCGTTGGCGTGGACCCCCCTGATACCACTCCCACGCATTTTCCAACGCTGCCGGACTCATAGCATCCTGCTCGGAATGCGGGTCATCAACAATAAACAAATCAGCACCACGGCCTGCGATACTGCCGCCAACACCCGCAGCATAATACTCACCACCGACATCAGTCTGCCAACGGTACGCCGCCTTACTATCACTCTTCAACCGGACATCAAACACTTCCTGATAATCGGACATTTCCATAAGGGCTTTCACCTTACGCCCAAAACCAATCGACAAATCCGCAGTATGCGTCGCCTGCATAATCTTCATCATAGGGCGACGGCCCACCATCCAAGCAGGAAACAAATAACTCGCAAATTCACTCTTCGTATGGCGCGGCGGCATATTGATAATCAACCGCTTCAACTCACCACGCGCTATCGCTTCAAACTTCTCAGCAACTATCTTATGGTGGCTACCAGCAATAAATCCAGGCCAAACAAACTTTACAAAATCTAAAAAAGAATCATGGGCCTTTTCAGCCGCAGTAAGCTCAGCATAACGCTTACCCAAATCCCTAAAACGAACAGTAACTTCTTCAGGAATCTTTTCCAACTGCTGTTGGACAGATAACGACACAGGCTCATCTTCTATGGACAAACGTTCATCCTCCTTGGACCTTTTTTAAAAATATATCACATATAGGCCAACGGCAAGGGACCCTTTAACGAGTATCGATCAAAGGGGGTTCATAATTTTAAAAGTTGCTAATGAACAGTAAAAAACTCGGCTAAAGTAAAAGTTTTAGCCAAGGGTTCGTCTACGGGGGGTGCGGCATGGTGCGGTGCACAATGGTATTGTGCATTGCACCCAAGGGTACCTTTATATTAGCATTTGCTAATATAGCAGGCGCAAAAAAACCCGTGGTGCACTGCACCACGGGCCATTGTGCGTTGCGGTAATTTACACCGTAAGGTGTATAAATGGTTGGCCCCATGTGGCACTGCTTGGGCTATAGCCGCCGTTTAAAAGCGCAAGCAGGCAAACAGGGTTGTTTGCCGTGTGCGTTTTAACCGTGCCAATGCCTGCGCTTGGGCCTGTTTTACACCACGCCCAGTGCGCGCCCATATTGGCAACGGTTAGCATGTTATTTTGTAACAGTGCACGGGTGCCGTTGGGGTTGCCATTATAACCAAATGGCACGGGGCCTTTAAGGCCTTGGGCCTGCCAATTAGCTTGCACGCTAGCCTGCTTTACAATTTTTACATTTGCCCAGTTGCCGCCTGCATTTGCATTAACCCAAGCACGCAGGCTTTGCACCGTAACAGGTGCATTGGCAGTGCCAAATAATGCGACGGCGGCTGGTGTAGTATTTGCGGCAGGTGCCGCTACGTTAGCTTTTACATTTGCCATAATTTTAGACCTTTATGTAACGTAAGCGGTTTGCTTACAAAAAATATAATAATTATTTTTTTAAAAAATAAAACAAAAAAATGCATAAAAAATAAAAAAATGTATATGCACTGCACAAGAAGATTGATGCGATGCACAATGAATATTAGACGATTTGAATATAAGAAAATTGTTAGGAAGAGTATACTATTGGAGTTGCTGCAGTAGCTATGGTCCCGTCTCTCTAAAGGGTTTGGCAACTGTTCATCTCAAAGGGTTTGGCGACTTTGGCTTTTGATTCCGCGACGATTAGATGATAACAGAAAGCCAAGAGAAAAGGCGCGCCGACATTGCCGACGCGCCCCGATTTTTAGGCCGCAACTAGATGGATAAAGGCTTGCCCCCATGTTTTGGATGATGGACTATAGCCACCATTAAGCAAAGCCAATAGACAGACAGGGTGATTGGCTGTATGCGTTTTGACAGTACCGATGTTAGACTTTGGTCCTGATTTACACCATGTCCAGTGATCTGCTACGGTTTGGCTTGCCAAAATGTGATTTTGCAAGAGGGCGCGTGTGCTGTCCGGCTTTCCATTATAGCCAAAAGGCAATGGACCTTTTAGACCAGCTTTTTGGTAGTCGGTAACGACGTTGCCTTGCTTTACGATTTTGACCTTGGACCAGTCGCCGCCCGCATTGGCATTGACCCATGCCCGAAGGCTTGTGGTTGTGATTTCTGCATTAGCTGTACCAAAAAGCGCGACAGATTCAGACTTTGCGTTTGACTTAGACATAATTGACATCCTTTTTTATGGTAGGCCAATCGCCTACAATTAAAAGTATATAGTAAGATAAAAGGAAGATAAACACTTTTTTATCAAAAATTATCTTTTTTGACGATTAGATGATTTGAATATATGACCGACGATTAGATGATTAGACTTAAATAAAACGTGACGAAATGAAGGTCAATGGTCCATGCTCATTCAAGAGTTAATAACTGTTCTCTCTCATTGCGTTTGGCAAGACTATCTTTTAAAATTGATTTCATGAAAATCAAAGCCTCACGATAATCATTTTCGTTGGATTGCCACGCAGGATCCACGGACAATGGACCTTCATCCACTAATCGTCTGATCGTCGACCCTAAATAAATTTTCAGGGAACCTCTGTCTGGGTGGCTCACCAAGTTAAAGACATTGCAAGCGTGCAAGCATCTTTTTGTCTGCCATGCTATTTGTTGGGGTCTCCAAAGGTTTTTGACAAGAAAACTTTTAGTCTTGACGACCTTCAATTCTACCCAAAGTTCTTGTCCTTTGCATTCTTGCAAAGTATCACATCGCACGACTCCATTTAGGTCAGGAATTCCGCTGCCTACCCATGCCTCTAGCCGTGTCCAATCTATCTGTTCTTTCGTGGCGTTATTCCATTGATTCCAAAGACTTCGCTCTGGCTGGCTCATTCTTTTCGTCCTTTATCGCAACAGCATCAATCGTCGGGGCAGTAGCAAGCATCAATGCAGGAAATTCTTTTTGCAAACGCCTGATTTCTTCTAAAACTTGGTTCTTATCCATCTGGTCTATTTTACCAACTAAGATCTCTTGGCGGCTCACGTATAATCCAGCAGCCTGACCTCTGGCTTTTTCTGCAGAAACGGCAGCGGGGTAATTATTGGCTTGAATCGCCATGTCCCTGATTTGTGCCAGCTTCATTACATGGTTTTCAAACGTTACATCGTATTTTTTCGCAAGCTCCTGCTTTAGCTCACGCACACGGTTTACGACGTGAGGGAACAGATTCCAGTTCATGAGTTTAGAACCTTGGACACCTGCCGCTTTTTCAGAATATCCAGCTTTGACAGCTGCCTCAGTATACGTTAAATCTTCAGATGCCATGATTCTAGCGAAGCGTTCTTGCTTTTCAGTAAGCCCGAGCTCTTGGTTTGGATTTCCTGCCATCGGGATATATCCACGTTTTTTCGGCTTCGGTCCAGGACGTGCCATTTCCTTATTTTCCTCCTAAAAACAACTTTTCCTATAAGAGAAGCATACTTATCAAAGATATTATAATAAGTAGTTGAAAAATAAAAGGATATTGAGATATCGCGTTTTTTACCAATAGAAATTTTTTTAAAAATGAAAGTCGCGCGCGCGCGCAACGGAACTTTTTGAGTACCATTTTCCATGGTTCTTTTTGCTATCTACCATGTAGATATTCTATAACCCCTTGTAATCATTAACAGATATCAAGATATCCTGATCCACGATAAAAATTTAAAACACCCATCCATTTTAAAAAACAGCATATCTCACTATCTCTTTATTTTTCAATTACTTACTTGATATCTTTTTAATATCATTACTTCCCTTATAGGCAATTTGTTTTGCCTGTTAGATGTCGCCTTTTGCGATGCCGCGTATGGCGCTATCAAGGCTGAGGTAGTGTGTGAGTTTGCCGTGTGCGGTTACGACTTTCCACTTTTTTGTTTTGCGACTGTAAGTGGCCCAAGCGTAGACGGCGGCGTTTTTTGTGATGGTGTACACGCCATCGGCTTCTCTGTGGTAATGAATCATTTGCGATGCCCTTGTAGTAAGAGTTGTGCCGCTGAGTACAAGATGAACCCAATTATGAAGGCTATGAAAATAATTGGAGCGTATGTGATGTATGTTGCCCAGATGTCGTAGAGTTTCATGTTACACCTCTTCTTTTCTAAGAATGCCTAATGGGTTTGGCGTGTCGCATGAAGCGCAAAAGTGGTGAGTTTTTAATTTTTTCAATTTCGGCTTTTTTGGCGGCACGTTGAGCGTCGTGTTGAGCCTGTAACTCTTTGCCTCTTTTTTCTAGAGCGGCGGCATGATCTTCTGCATGAGTAGTTTGGTTGAGGTTACGCAATATTGCCATGATGTTTGCCCCTACTGATTAATAGTCGCAAGAAGCTACGAGTTCCATAGAATTGGGGCAACACCACAGATGTACAGTGACGGTACCCTTTGGCCCACGACAATTATATGAAAACCCTTGCACTTCGTCATTGTACCGTTGGCTAATGACCTCGGTGATTTTACCCAGAGGTGCCATGTTAGGGTTGAGTTTACGAGTGCGTTGATAAATGGTTGCGATTTGTTTGGCAGTGTAAGTCATAGATGTTTGCCCTTTCTGCGGCAGGTCTAGAACTGTATTACAACCATACAGTAAAGTATGACTTGTAGAAGACAAACGTTATTTTATCGCTTGCCCACCTACCGATGGCCCAAGGGCCAAGTATCCTCAACCTTTCACAACCAACAAAAACGGCTCACCAGCGGCAACCGACAAACAGGCTAGGGGCACAGTACCAGCCAAAAAACAAGCCTCTGAAGAGGCTCCTAAATTATCCCTACTCATAAACTCAATTTAAGGGTCAAAAAAAGCCCATGTCACAAGTAACATGGGCCAAGTCAAAACTTCGTCTAGTCAAAACGATTTTATACAGGATGTACCCAGTCGGGCGCTACGTTGATAACCACTTTTTTCTGGCGAGGCTTCAGTGTTTCGGTAGGCAACAACTCTACGGTGATTTTACTGGCTTTTATCCGCGTGACTTTGCCTTTTCTACCGCGATGCACGCCTTCACCGACAACTACAGTATCGTCAATTGCGATTATGTATATCCTGCCATTTGGGTCTCTGTCAAACACTTCTCTCTCCCGCTTTTACCAACTCGCCAAATAGTAAACTTCGTAATTGAGTTCGTTGCTTTTTGGTTGCAGATTCAACCAATAACGAGCGTTGACCAAAAGCATAAGGTCACGGGCTTTTTGTTCTTCACTATTATCACTTTTGCCGAAGAAAAACCCCGTAGTCGGCACCAACAAATCGTTACGCACCGCACTGATAAGCATATTCAAACGGTCTAACGATAAATTTATTGGAGTACAGTCATCGTTACCATCGGCAAACGTTTTCACAATGTATCCGTGCAAATTAGGATGCTTGCGCCAATACCCCAAGTCAAGTTCAGTGGAAATAATGGGGTAACCATCCTCTGTAAGATTGTTCATTTCGTTATCGTAATGCCAATAACGCTTGCGTCCACGCAAATACATATCCAAACCCATTTTAATCCTCCTGCATACTATTGTGGAATTGCAATAAAACTGTTTCGTCTAGGTTATACTCATTGCAAATTTGCAAGAACTTATCAAACAGATACTGACGTGTGTAAGGGTTGATGTGCATACCTTCGTCAGGGTAGACGAGGTCGTCCATGTTATCGTGCAGAGACTGCAGTTTTTCTAACATAAACATATTTTCGGCGATAAATCTGGGTATACGGTCATTAAACCGCGATACGAGCAAACTTACGCCCAAACCCTCCATGCGCGGAGTGTAATCTTTGTCGTCAATAAATATGCCGACGGCACATTTCAACCCATCGGGGCTACGATACAAACACCCATCGTAAGCGGGAGTTTCTCCGTCGTCAACGTCGAGACTTCCGTAGCTACGATATTTTTGGTTGTAGATGTGGGTAACAACCGCATCGAATATTTCTTGTGCGTCCATGGCTAACTCCTTTCTGTAAGTGCCATATGTACAGTGTAAAGTAAGACTTTACATGGACAATACCTGTTTTGTCACGCAGAGGCCCACCCGAAAAAATAATACTTGTTGTCTTCGGTGCTATCAATACATCCTGCCGGACCCCATTTGTCGCTCACGGCGGGATGGTCATTGTACACATATTCTTCGGCACTTTGCGCCGCAGTCTTGCCCTCTAAAACAGGCAACATCTTAAAACTGTTCTTTTCGGCAATCGTGCCCGTATAACCTCGGTGTCCGTAATTATAGAACGCCTCCTCACGGGCATCGTTAAATGCCTGTTTAGCGGTGAGGTCACCTTTGGTACGATAGACGATAAATGTTTGTGCGCCCATAACTCAATCCTTTCTAAGATCTAAGCGTTTTTGCTCTTTTTCGAGCTCGGTGGGTAAATGCGTATGCGACTCTAAATATGCAGCAATCAACAATCGCTCCCTCAATATAGCAAGATGTTTACGTACTCTACGCCTAAAAGCGTCGGGCAACTCATCAATGCCGTGTGTGTTGTTGTAGAAAATATTTTCTATTTCTAAAACAACTGCGGAATATGCGAACTGTTTCGGCGTGACGCCGTTATGCTTCATCTTGCCCATTATTCGGGTACCTCTGCCTCTGGTAATTTGCTGAACCGTTTAAGGTCAACATCAATAAATACTTTATCTTGTGGCGAAAGCATCACACATGCACGGACATGTGGGTCGGCACTGTTGCCGTCGATATGCTCGTGCAACATATGGAAAGTAACAGGAAACAAAGTTTCTTGGTCCAAGTTTGCAACCATATCGGGGTTAAGTTGACGGTTATAGTTTCGCTCGTTGCCTTCCAATGTCGCGGAAAGCAAAAGATCACGTGTGAAGTACTTGATCAATACAGTAGATTGCATGGCGTAACTCCTTTCTACTAGTTGCCATACTCAGTATTATAAAGCGCGATAAAGTTAAGACCACACTTTTTTTATCTTTTTTGTTTCCACGGAGGCACACCTCCATGTTTCGTTAGAATGGCTACAATTAAATCTTCAGGTACGTATAGATACACGTCGCCTGTATTGTCCTTGTAGGGTTGTAATCGTTCTTCGTACAAAGGTTCACCGTTCTTTGTTTCAGGAAACCCGATTTCATAAGCCGTGTACGGACCCGTATTGTTTTTCGGCAAACAGTAATGTCCAACACTGGCTTGGACACTCATTTGAGTGCCGTCATTACAAATAATCGGGCTACGCACCACTACGAGGTCACTTACCACGGCGAGCCGTGGTAAGTTTTCAAATATTTCTTTGAAGTCCATGGTTAACTTTCCCTGAACACTAATACGAGGTCTTCTCCTTCGGTGTATTTTTCGTAATCACCGGATTTAACTTTTTCCCACAAACGAGTTGGCACACCCAAAGCATCTAAAAAGTCGTCAATTTTAGTGCCTGTTTTATGCGCAGTTTCAACCCACGCGAAAAATCCTGGGACATAGATAAGTGGTTGGCTACGTATCATAAACGTAAATTCGGTCATGGCACTTTTCCCTAGCTTTTTAGTCATCGTATGACTCTGAGTTCGCAGCGGCAAAGAGTGCAGGCATACCATCCTCGCGCAACACTTCGTTGATGCTATCGGCATAATCTTGCCAATTTGGTTCTAACCCGCCGTTGCGATATTCGCGCACTTCTTGGTTGAGGCAATACAATACGTCGCGTATTTCCTCTTGGAACCAATCAGTCATATCGGCCATGTGTGCTTTGAGTACACGGTAATGGATAACGAATTCTTGTTCGGTCATGGCGTAACTCCTTTCTACAAGTTGCCATATACATACAGTAAAGTGCGATAAATTGAAGACAATAAGTATTTTATCCTTGGTTATCTTCATTTAAAAGATAAACGTGAGGTCTATTGCCCTTTAATGCGAGTTGTTGAATCGCGTAGGGTTTGGCAATATCCATAACTTCTTGACGGCGGTCACGGTCGCCGATAAGACAAACAATTTCAACCATCGCCTCCCGCAACCGCTCAATCTCGTCGGCATAAGGTTGGACTGCTTTGATCCATGCTTCACGATGGCCTTTGCTATACCACTTGCCATCTTT